GCGACACTTGTGATGCTATGATAGATTTAGGATTTGATGTTTGGGTTAAATCAAGAATCAGATTCTATGGAGTTGATACTTGGGAATCAAGAACGAGAGATTTAGCTGAAAAAGAAAAAGGTTTAGCTGCTAAGGCCTATGTAAAAGACCTTTTAGAAAATTCAGATGATGGTAAGTTTAGTATAATTTCACATGGTAAAGGTAAGTATGGTCGTGTACTTGGAGAGATATTTGTAAAGGGACATGATAAGTCTGTTAATGAATTACTAAAAGAAAACGGACATGCTTATGAATATCATGGGGAAAAGAAAAAAGTATTTGGAAGTTAGATAAGGCAAAGGTTATAATTGAAGTATTTAGTTTTAAAGAATCACATGACTCCTGATGGTGTGCTGTATCAAAATGAAGTTGTAAAAGAACACTCTGAAGTACAAGCAAAAAATCACATAAGAGTCAAAGATAGCATGGGAAGAATTTGGACAGTTCCAAAAAATATTTTAAAAAAGAAAAATTAAATTACATTTTAGTGCGGTTAGACACTATATATAGATGTATCAAGAATGATACAATTAATGACAAATGAAACATAATAAAATAAGGATAAGCTAATGGATATTAATGCAATTAGAAAGCGATTAAATCAGTTACAAACCACAAATACCAGAACTTCCAATCTTTGGAAGCCACAACCTGGTAAAACTCAAATCAGAATAGTACCAAATAAATCAAATACAGACATTCCATTTATAGAATTGTTTTTTCATTATGATTTAGGCGGGAAATCTTATTTATCACCTATCTCTTTCGGTAGACCAGACCCTATTGAGGAATTTGCAAACAAACTCAAGTCAAGTGGTAATCGTGAGGATTGGAGACTCGGTAAAAAGTTAGAAGCCAAAATGAGAACTTTCGCACCTGTGATTGTTCGTGGTGAAGAAAACGAGGGTGTAAAGTATTGGGGATTTGGTAAAACAGTTTACCAAGAACTTCTATCTATCATCGCCGATCCAGATTATGGTGATATATCCGATCCTGTTAGTGGACGTGACGTTGTAGTCGAATTCAAAACAGCAGAGGAAGTTGGAGCTTCTTTTCCAAAAACTACTATCCGAGTAAAACCTAATCAAACTGCTCTATCTGATGATAAGATTCAGTTAGAAAACTTTTTGAGTAATCAGAAAGACATCAATGAGATTTATCAAGAATTATCTTATGATGAGTTGACAGAGGCTTTACAGGCTTGGTTAACACCAAGTGATGATGAGGATGATAGTGACGTGGAAGAGGCAGTATCTACATCTAAAGTAGCAGAGACTCCTGTATCTAATACTACAGATGCCTTTGACGAGCTATTCAGTAAGTAAATCACAAATAAAAAGGTGGTTAAGGTTAAGAGCCACTGTTAAGAATAGAGGAACACTCCGTCTTTCTGGAACCACCTTTTGTTTTTTTAAGGAGAAAATATGTCAGTAAGAGATGACCTTGCGAATGTTTTGGCTTCTGATATCAATAAGAAGTTTAAAGATTCAAAAGTTGCATACTTTTTGGATGGTTCAGATACCACACCAACAGATGTAACTGATTTTGTTTCTACAGGTTCTACCACTTTGGATTTGGCTATATCTAATAGACCAAATGGTGGTATTGCTGTTGGTAGAATAACAGAGTTAAATGGATTAGAATCAAGTGGTAAATCTTTATTGGGTTCCCATATATTAGCAGAGACCCAAAAGAAAGGTGGTGTTGCGGTATACATAGATACTGAGACTTCAGTTAGTACAGACTTTTTAGGTGCTATTGGAGTTGATGTTGGAAGTATGTTGTATCTACATCTTGAAACAGTAGAAGATATCTTTGAGGCTATCGAAGAACTCGTAACTAAGATTAGAGAATCAGATAAAGATAGACTCGTTACTATTTTAGTTGATAGTTTGGCAGCTGCAACTACTCGTACTGAGTTAGCTGGTGACTTTGATAAAGATGGTTGGGCTACTTCTAAGGCCATAATCATATCAAAGGCTATGAGAAAGATTACTCAAATGATTGGTAGACAAAAAATATGTTTAGTATTTACTAATCAGTTAAGACAAAAATTAGGTGTAATGTTTGGTGACCCTTGGACAACAAGTGGTGGTAAGGCATTACCATTTCATGCTTCAACAAGAATTAGATTAAAGAATGTTGGACAAATTAAAAAAGGTAATGATACGGTTGGTATGAAAATGAGAGCTCAAGTCGTTAAGAATAGACTCGGGCCACCAATGAGAAGTGCTGACTTTAATTTATTTTTCGAAACAGGCCTTGATAACAATGGTAGTTTATTACAAGTACTTAAAGATAATAAGATTGTTAAACAAGGTGGGTCTTGGTATACTTTAGATTTTGATGGGGATGAGATTAAATTTCAATCAAAAGATTGGGATGCTCTATTGAAAGATAGACCAGAAGTGTATGACTATTGTTATGAAAAAGTTTGTGAAGCTTCGATTCTAAAGTATGACCCTAACTTCGGTATTGATGATATAGCAATCGAAGAAACACCTGATGAAGAACAATAAAAGATACATTTCAATTCTTGAAAGTATTAAGAACAACGGCGGTAATTTAGAGGACGGAACAAAAAACGATAAAGTGTTGATTATAGATGGCCTGAATACTTTTATTAGAGTATTCAGCGTTATGCCAACTACTAACGAGGATGGAATTCACGTTGGTGGAATAGTTGGCTTTCTTAGGTCAATTGGTTATAGTATAAAAACTCTAAATCCCACTCGTACTATCATCGTGTTTGATGGTAAGGGTGGGTCAAACCGCCGTCGCTCTTATTATTCAAACTATAAAGAGAATAGAAAAACACGTACACGTCTAAATAGAGTTCATAGTTTTGACAACATCGAAGATGAACGTAAAAATATGATGATGCAGTTTAGTAGGTGTATAGAATATCTTGAACATTTACCTTTAACAATTTTATCAATCGATGGTATAGAGGCTGATGATACAATAGGTTACATTGCTAAACAAGTTCTGAAAGATTCTAAAATAGATATTATGTCTACTGATAAAGATTTTCTTCAGTTGGTTGATGATAGAATTAAAGTCTGGTCACCCACGAAGAAAAAAAGATATGATGTTGAAAACTTTGAAGAAGAATATGGAATAAGACCAAATAATTATTTATTATTAAGAATGTTTGAGGGTGATAGGTCTGATAACATTAGTGGTGTAAAAGGGATAGGTAAAAAAACTTTGTTGAAAAACTTTCCATGGCTAACAGATGGAAATCAATATACCTTAGAAGATGTAATGAAAGTCGCAACTGCCAAAGAAAAAGAAAACAAAAACTTTTATGGAAAAATTATTGAATCAAAAGAAACTTTATTTCTCAATAGAAGATTGATGCAACTCAATGATGTTGATATACCTAATTCAGATAAATTAAAAATAATGAGTAAGGTTGACGAAAAGATTCCTAATTTGGCTAAGATAAAATTTCAACAAATGTTTTTAGAAGACAGAATGTTTAATACTTTACCTAATCTTGATAGTTGGTTATTGTCTACTTTCAATCAATTAAACAAATACGCAAAAAAAGATTGAATATGGGACGCCGTAGAATATATTTAACTAAGGATGAGAAACAAAAAGCTCAACGTAGATGGCAAATGGAACACTACTGGCGTAACTCAGAAAAGATAAAGAAAAAAGCACGTGAACGTTATAGAAATAAAAAAGCTGCAATGATACTAAAAGAAAAGGAAAAAGACCTATATGGCGAATAATGATACTTTAACTTCGTATGGGCCAAATTTTCAAATCAAAATAATATCTTGTTTGTTATCAGATAAGGTATTTCTACAAACAATATTCGATATAATTAATCCAAGTTACTTTGATTCAGATGGTAACAAATTACTTATCAAAATGATAATGGGTTATTTTACTGAGTACAAAACTAAACCTACTCTTGACGTACTTAAAGTTAAGATAGATAAAATAGATAGTGATGTATTAAAAGTCTCTGTAGTAAAGAACTTAAAAGAAGCTTGGAGACAAATCGAATCAGAAGATTTGGACTATGTAAAAAATAAGACACTTGAATTTTGTAGGAATCAAGTTATCAAGTCTGCTATCATGGAGTCGGTGGAATTACTTGAAGGACAAAATTATGATGGTATAAAAAAAGTAATAGATGAGGCTATGAAGGCGGGTAGTAGTCGTGATATTGGTCATGATTATGTAGAGGGTTTGGAAGAAAGATTAACCGAATCTGTTAGGGATGTGGTTTCTACATCATGGGATGTAATAAACGAGGTTATGGATGGTGGTTTAGGTAAAGGTGAACTTGGTGTTATTGTTGCTCCAGCTGGTATTGGTAAGACTTGGATGTTACAAGTATTGGGTTCTGCAGCTGTCAAAGCTGGTTTAACAGTTGTACATTATACCTTAGAGTTGAATCAAACTTATGTCGGATTAAGATATGATACTGTTTTTAGTGGAGTCACTACTGCAAACATAAAGTATCATCAAGATGATGTTAAAAAAGTTATTGAGAGATTACCAGGTAAGTTGGTGATAAAATATTATCCTACAAGGTCTGCAACAGTTCCTACTTTGGCATCACATCTTAAACAATTAGATATACAAAGTATAAAACCAGATTTAGTTCTTGTAGATTATGCAGATATACTTAGGGATGTTGGTGGAGCAAGAGAGGTTAGACATCAGTTAGGTAATATTTACGAGGACTTAAGAGGTATGGCTGGTGAATTTGATTTACCAGTATGGACTGCATCACAGGCAAATCGTTCATCCTTAGAGGAAGAAGTTATAGATGCATCAAAAGTTGCGGAGTCTTATTCAAAGGTTATGACTGCAGATTTCGTAATGTCGGTTAGTAGAAAAGTAGAGGATAAAGTTGCAAATACTGCAAGAGCTCATGTCATTAAAAATAGATTTGGAGTTGATGGTATTACTTATCCTGTAACAATGAACACCAATATAGGAAAGGTGGATATATTTGAAAGTAGTACTGTAAGTGGAATGGAAGTACAAGGAAAGATGAATAATTCTGAAGAATACTTACGACAAATGGCTGGAAAAAAATTCACAGATTATAGTAAAAAAGTTGAAGGACTTGAGTAAAGATTATCATATATATAATAGTTATATAAGGTCACACTAATGAAGACGAAATAAAAATAAGGTAAGTCGTATATGGAACAGAAATTTAAGTTATCAGATAATTTTATATCAAAGTATAAAAGGAAAAAAGCTCCTTTTGGTTTTAATGGATTAGGTGAATTGGTTTATATGAGAACCTATTCAAGAATTAAAGAAGACGGAAAAAACGAGAGATGGTGGGAAACGGTTCAAAGGGTTGTAGAGGGAACTTACTCTATGCAAAAGAAATGGATTGAATCACACCAATTAGGGTGGAACGCGTGGCAAGCTCAAGCGTCAGCTCAAGATATGTATGAGCGGATTTTCACAATGAAGTTCTTGCCTCCTGGTCGCGGTCTGTGGGCTATGGGAACACCAATCACAGAAGAAAAGGGATTATATGCCGCCCTAAACAATTGTGCATTTGTATCAACAAAAACACTTAAAGAAGATTATGCAAAACCATTTTGTTTCTTGATGGATGCATCAATGTTAGGAGTTGGTGTTGGATTTGATACAAAAGGTGCAGGAGAAATAATAGTTAAAGGAGTTGAAAAGGACAGAGACGAACAAGTATTTGAGATACCAGATACTCGTGAGGGTTGGGTCGAATCTCTAAAGTTATTATTAGAAAGTTATTTTCATGGACAAGCTCCAATCGAATTTAACTACACAAAGATAAGACCAGCAGGTGAACCCATACATGGTTTTGGTGGAGTATCAAGTGGACATGAACCATTGTTGGAAGTACATGAAGAAATAAGAAAGGTATTGGAAAAGAATAGTGGTGAACCAATTTCAGTTACCACAATCGTGGACATTATGAATCTCATAGGAAAGTGTGTAGTCGCGGGTAATGTTAGAAGAACTGCTGAGATTGTATTTGGTGACCCACATTCAGAAGAATATTTAGATTTAAAGAATTATAAAGTTAATCCTCATCGTGACCAATATGGTTGGACAAGTAATAATAGTATATTTGCAGAACTTGGTATGGATTACACCGAAGTATCAAAAAGAATTGTAGACAATGGTGAACCAGGTTTAGCTTGGTTGGATAATATGAGAACCTACTCTCGTATGAAAAATGGTGGAGACGACAAAGACCACAGAGCAATGGGTGGTAATCCATGTTTGGAACAAACGTTAGAATCATATGAATTGTGTTGTTTAGTAGAGACCTTTCCTGATAACCATGATTCATTTGAAGATTATGCTCGTACACTAAAATATGCATATTTATATGCAAAAACAGTTACATTAGGTAGAACTCATTGGTCAGACACCAATAGAGTTATGTTAAGAAACCGAAGAATCGGTTGTTCTGTAAGTGGGGTTGCTCAATTTATTACTCACAGAGGAATCGATGTACTTAAGGAGTGGTTAAATGATGGATATGATGTCATTCAAAAATGGGATGCAACATATTCTGATTGGTTTGCCGTACCAAAGTCAATTAAAACTACTTCAGTTAAACCATCTGGCACCGTTTCACTATTGGCTGGTGCTACTCCAGGTTTACATTATCCCGAAAGTAGATTTTATATTAGAAGAATTAGGGTATCTAAACATTCAGAATTGTTGGAACCTATGAAAAAGGCAGGTTATAAAATAGAACCAGCATTTGGTTCAGAGGACACTACGATGGTTGTAGAAGTTCCTGTAGATGTCGGAGAGGGTATTAGGACTGCAGGAGAACTTTCAATTTGGGAACAATTTAGTTTGGCTGCATTTATGCAACGACATTGGGCAGATAACCAAGTAAGTTGTACGGTGACTTTTGACCCTAAAAAAGAATCCGAACAAATTGAACCAGCTTTAAACTATTATCAATATCATCTAAAAGGTATTAGTCTGTTACCAAGACATGACTATGGAGCTTATCCACAAATGCCTTATGAAGCTATTGATGAAAAAGAGTACAATAAACAAGTTAAAAAACTTGGTAAACTATCGTTTGGTGTTATTAAAAATGAAGAAGCGGATATAGATAAGTTTTGTAATAATGATTCTTGTGAAGTGCCATCGTTGACAGGTGATAACGATGACCAAGAATATGCGAACTAAATTTCACATACAAAAGCGGACAGGCAGAAGACACACCTGTAGAAAAATGTGTCTATTAATGAACAAAGTAGGAGATGATTATGAAATATCGTAATCTACTTGTATCAGTTCTCATGATTAGTGGGTTGGTTGCACAATCCATAGTTGGAACAGTAACTGATGCAAGCTCAAAACCACTTGAAGGAGCAAACGTCATTGTAGTCGGTACTGATTTAGGTGCTGTCTCAGATAAAGATGGTTCATATTTGGTAGATGTTTTACCAGGTGAATACAATGTAATTGTATCTTTCATAGGTTATAAATCTTCAACACAATCCGTTGTGATTGGAGAAGACAATGTGAATGTTGATTTTGAATTGACAATTGACGCACTCACATTAACAGACGTTGAGGTATTAGCATCTCGTGCGTCTGAAACCACTCCTGTTGCTTACACTAATGTTAGTAAAGAAGAAATGGAAATAAGACTTGGTTCCCAAGATATTCCGTTGATTCTAAATACGACACCAAGTGTATACGCTACTGGTCAAGGTGGAGGTGCGGGTGATGCCCGTATAAACATTCGTGGGTTTAACCAACGAAATGTTGCAGTTATGATTAATGGTGTTCCACAAAATGACATGGAAAACGGATGGGTTTACTGGTCTAATTGGGACGGAGTAGGAGATGCAACTTCTTCTATTCAGGTACAAAGAGGACTAAGTGCGGTAAACTTAGCTACACCATCGATTGGTGGAACAATGAACATCATAACCGACCCTGCATCTTTTGAAAGAGGTGGAAAGGTGAAACAAGAAGCTGGTAGTGGTGGTTTTCTAAAAACTACCATGAACTACAATTCAGGACTAATTAATGATAAGTTAGCTCTTAGTGGAACTATTGTTCGTAAAACTGGTGATGGAATCATCGATGGTACATGGACAGACGCTTGGGCTTATTATTTTGGTGGTTCTTATGCTCTGAGTGAAAAACAGAGATTTGAATTGTATGCTATTGGAGCACCACAAAGACATGGTCAGAATCTATACAAACAGAATATCGCAACTTACTCTCAAGAGTTAGCTGGTGACATCGATGGATACGATGAAACTGCTTTCTCTGAAGGTGAGAAGTTTGAAACTGAAGCTGGTAGATTCTTCAATCAGAATTGGGCACCAGTTGACCCATCATACAAAGGCCAACAATATTGGTATATGTATGGTGCAAGAACAACTGATAGGTATAGTCCAAATCTGTTGAATGAAAGAGAAAACTTCTTTCATAAACCATTAGTAAACCTAAACCATTTTTACGAAATTAATGAACAGATGAGATTAAGTTCAGTTCTTTATTGGAGTGGTGGTTCAGGTGGTGGAACAGGAACTTACGGAAGTGTAAGTAGAAGTCCTGCAGTTGAAGGAGAAAGATGGTATGCATCTTCACCTTGGACATGGGATTGGAATTCTGAGATTGAAGAGAATTCTAACAATATTGATTCTGCTTGGTCTGTAGATGAAAATCGTTCCACAGGTATTTTACGTAACTCAATCAATAGACAGAACACCTATGGTTTGATTTCTAAATTAAACTATGATGTGAGTGATGAAATAGAAGTTCAGTTTGGTATTGATTGGAGAACTGCTGGTATAGAACATGCTAGAGAAGTTCGTGACTTACTTGGTGGAGACTACTATGTAGACTACGCTGACGACAATTTTGCTGATGGTAAGAAAGTTGGATTAGGTGATATTATTGCTTATCATAACAACACCACAGTAGATTGGTTTGGTGCTTTTGTACAAGGTCAATACGATACTGAAAAGATAAATCTATATGGTATGGGTGGTATCTCTACCATTGGGTATACTTATCAAGACCACTTCTCAGTAGACAAAGAAGTTGTTGAGGCTGATAACATTACTACTTTTCAAGTTAAAGGTGGTGGTAGATATAATCTTGATGACAGACTTTCAGCATTTGCTAATGTTGGGTATGTTCAGAAACCACCGATTCTTGATAACGTAATTGACTACGATGGTAACGTATCTACCAATCCAGACAATGAAAAATTTACATCATTGGAGATTGGTGGAGAATATGGAAGTGACTTAGTTGCTATCAAAGGTAGTTACTACAATACACAATGGCAAGATAGAAACCTTACTAAGTCTGTTTCAACAGGCCAAGGTTCATCAGGTGATACTGATATCATCTATCTTACAGGTGTAAATCAACAACACTCTGGTGTAGAGATTGAATCCAAAGTTGCACTACATGACATGGTTGACTTAGACTTAGCAATAAGTTTTGGTAATTGGTATTTTGATGGAGATGCTAAAGGTGATTATACGGAGTTAGAATATAATGATGATAACCAAGTCATTGGTCAGACTTCTACAGAGTATGAATATGCTCTTAATAACTTAAAGGTTGGTGATATGCCACAAACTGCTTATGTTGGTGGTTTAACAATTAAACCAATTAAGGGATTAAGTGTACAAGGACTTTACAGATATTATGACAATCATTATTCTGATTGGAGTCCTGATGCTCGTGAGGTTGATGAGGATGGTGCTGATAGAGCACAAGTTTGGAAAACACCATCTTATGGTAAGTTAGATTTACATCTATCTTATAAACTACCAAAACTTGGTGGTTTAGATATGAGTTTGAATGCTCATATATTTAACGCTCTTGATAATGTATACATTCAAGATGCAGTTGATAATAGTAAGTACAATGGCTATGGTGATAAACTTCACTTAGCACATAACGCTGAGGTATTCTTAGGAACACCACGTTATGCAAATCTTGGACTAACTGTTAACTTTTAAATTGATAGGGCCTACATTTGATTAATAACGTACAAGTGCTTACGTTTCATGTAGGCCCTACAGTTTTAACTGAGATTACAATCGATACTCTTATTAGAAACTTCCTACTTAATAAGAGTTATGAATCCCTAAAAGATATAGTTACCATTGTAGACAATGGTGATGATTTATTTACAGAATACGTTGGTAAATTTTATGATAGAGGTGCAATGACACTTTGGTTCGATAATGCTAAACATTACACTTTGCCAAATCACGATGACTTTACAATTACACTTGATAGAAGTGATTTTAATCTAAGTCCATTCAAACAATACGTTAAATACAAAAAAGGTTTATTTTATAGAGATAGTAATGAGTTTGCAACTCGTCCAGATGTTAATCACATCCATTCATTTACAGCTGCATTTGAGGATGACGGAAAAGAGTGGCTCATGGTATGTGATGATGATGTTATATTTACACAAGAATCTAACAAGATTTTAACTGAATGGATGGAAAGTGGTAATGATGTTTTATTAAATGGTAATGAGAGAAGTACTAATTTTTTCTTATGTAAGAAAGAAGTTTTCAGAGATTTATTTTCTGAGGAAACAATGTGGCCAGTTAATGGACGAGACACGACCACGAAATATAAAAAATGGGGATTGGAAAGAGCTGATAAAATAACTTCGTATACTGAAAAAATTGGTGGTCAATATTATCTTGATGGATATGAAAAACCATTCATGGTTCATTGGGGTGGTAGAGGCGACAGAATAGATAAGTTTTTTATTAATCATAAAGAGGATGGGTATTACAATTTGATTTCATGGATAAATCTATATAAAGATAAAATAAATGACAATAACGACTTTCCTGCTGACTATTTATTACAGAATATTTCACCATATCCAATTAATTTAAGGTTTTAATGTATCAAAACATTTATTTAGATTCTTACAGACGAACAATTCATTTGTGGGATGACAAGAAAGGTTATGTAACTTTTCCATACAAACCATATGCTTATGTCAAAGATTCAAACGGAACTCACTTTTCTTTATATGGTGATAGACTAAAGAAAATCTATAACTATGACAAAGATATGCCTAATCTTTTCGAATCCGATGTACATCCTGAAGTTAGAACTTTGGTTGATATGTATACTGATTCAGAGGATTTATCAGAAGGACATCGAGTTCTAATATTTGACATCGAGGTAGAAGTTACCGATGGATTTCCTACACCACAAAAAGCAGAAAACACCATCACTTCAATAGCTTTGTATGATTCAATGACAGAACACTATTTGTGTTTGACCCTTGACCCTAAAAAGAAACTTGTTGATAGTCAAGAGGATGACGTTACTATTATTTCATATGATAGTGAGTATGATTTGTTAAATGCTTTTTTTACAAGATGGATGGAGATACAACCAACAATTGTAACTGGTTGGAACATAGACTTTTTTGATATTCCATATCTTTATAATAGGTCTGTTCAGGTTCTTGGGCCAGATGTTGCTAATTCATTATCACCTATCGGACAAGTAAACTACAATAAGTTCAGAAACAAGTATAGTATTGCTGGTGTTAGTTGTTTAGATTATCTTTCGTTGTATAAACTTTTTACTTATACAGAACTATCATCTTACAGACTTGATGCTGTGGGTGAACACGAGGTTGGTCAGAAAAAGGTTGAGTATAGTGGAACCTTGAATGAGTTGTTTGAAAATGACATACAAAAGTTTGTTGAGTATAACATACAAGACGTTAGACTAATCAAAAAGATTGATGACAAGTGTGACTTTATTAATATGGCTCGTGGTGTATGTCATGTTGGTCATGTACCATATGAAGATATTTATATGTCATCACGATATCTTGAGGGTGCTATTTTGGTGTATCTAAAACAGAATAATATTGTTGCACCAAATAAACCACCAAGACCAAAGAAACTTGATGATGATAAATTCATTGGTGCTTTTGTACAAGACCCACAAAAAGGTAGACATGAATGGGTTTTTGATTTGGATATTACTTCTATGTATCCGTCTATAATTATGTCTCTTAACATATCACCAGAGATGAAGATTGGTAAGATAAATGGTTGGAGTGCTAAAGAATATATAAAAGGTACTAAGAAAACTTATAGTGTTACAATGGGTGGTAAAGATGTTGGTGAGATGAACGAAAGAGAACTTTCTGAATTTTTTGATAAAACAAATTGTACAATTGCATCTAATGGTGTGATGTATAAGAATGATAAGAAAGGTTTGATTCCTACTCTACTTGCTAGATGGTTCGATACAAGAAAAGAATACAGACAACTTGCTAAAAAATATGCAGATGAAGATAATCAAGAGAAGTATGACTTCTTTAATAGACGACAACACATTCAAAAGATTGTACTAAACTCTTTATATGGTGTTTTGGGTTTACCTGTATTTAGGTTTTATGATTTGGATAATGCTGAGGCTACAACTGTAACTGGTCAAGAACTAATTAAGTATTCAAAAACAATTGCAAATCATTTTTATAATAAAGAACTCGGAACTAATGAGGACTATTGTATTTATATCGATACTGATTCTGTATTCTATTCTGCTGTTCCCTTGATTCAAAAGAGATATAACAAAAAGTTATCTGAAGTTATGATGGTACAACGTATATCAGAAATTGCATCTGAGTTACAGAACTTTTTAAATAACTCATATGACTATTTTGCAACTAAGTTTTGTCAACTTAAGACACCACATAGGTTTGAAATTAAACAAGAGTTGATTGCTAAAAGTGGTTTGTTTATTACAAAGAAACGATATGGTATGAAGATTATTAATGACAATGGAGTAAAGGTAAATAAACTTCACGTCAAGGGTTTGGATATCGTTAGAAGTTCTTTTCCAAAAACTATGGGTATATTATTATCAGAGGTCTTGAATGATATTTTAATGGACGTACCAAAAGAAAAAGTTGATTCACGAATATTACGATTTAAAAAGAACATTAGAAGAAAAAGACTCGACATGGTTGCGTGTCCGATTGGTGTAAAGAATTTAGCAAAGTATAAGGTAAATGATAAAGATAGTAATTCAATCGTATCTACTTTTGAAAAAGGTGCACCAATACACGTTAAAGCGGCTTGTCACTACAATGACTTACTTGCTTATTATGGTAAGGATAAAATCTATCAAGGTATAAGTTCTGGTGATAAGATTATGTGGGTATATCTAAAAGATAATCCATTGAATTTAAGGGTATGTGCATTTAAGGGTCACGAGGATCCTGATGAGATAATTAGATTTATTAGTGAGAACATAGATTATGATAAGATGTTCACACAATTACTAAAGAAAAAACTTGAACTATTCTATGATTGTTTAAGTTGGGATGAGCCAACCGATAAGGCTAAAACTATTGAAAGATTTTTTTGAATTTAGAAAAATAGAAACATATATATTAATACAAACAAGGAATAATAGGTTATGAACAAATATCTACTTACGCGTTTTATCGACAAGTATCATCTTAGCGGTAACGTAAACTCAGTTGTCTTAAGCTCTGATGGGACAACTCTTTCAACAAGATTCATCACAGGCGATAAATCTTTACTTGGACATCTAAAGTTATCAGAGTTTGACTACTTTGGAAAATCAGAACTTGGTGTCTACAATACAGAAACATTAACTAAACTTTTAGGTGTGTTGGGTGACGATATAAAACCTAACGTTGTTACTTCAGGTGACAAGTCTATATCTGTTAGTTTCAATGATGGTGGTGCATCAGTTAACTTTATGTTATCAGATTTATCTGTAATCAACACACCACCTGCTTTAAAGTCTATACCTGATTTTGAAGTAAAGGTTGATATCACACCTCAGTTTATCAGTAAATTTATTGCTGGTAAATCTGCATTACCTGAAGTTGATTCGTTTACTGTTATTACAAAAGATGACTCAGTTGATATCGTAATTAATCATCAAAATATCAATACTAACAAAGTTGTTTTACCAGTTAGTGTGGATGAGATTACAGATACAATCGACAACATATCATTTGATGCTAATCTTTTCAAAGAGGTTCTAAGTGCTAACAAGGAATGTACAAGTTCTACCTTAGAGGTTAGTAGTGGTGGTCTTGCAAGAATCAACTTTAAGGTTGATAATTATGATGCTACATACTACTTCGTTTCTAAAACAGATGTGGATTAATGTATCTTAGTTACTTTGACAAGTTTCTTGGTCTTGAACCTTATCTTGAGATAGATGAAAAAGAGTGGGAGTATATAAAAGAGACATTCGATAAAGAGGATGTTAAAGAAAGTCTTGCAAAAGTTGCAATGACATACGAAATACCATATGCTGAAATATCCGAGAAGGATGCTCTAAAAGAATACAAGAAACTAAAAGGAATGCATCAATCAGATATTCTCGTTGAGGGTGAATGGTTTGCAAGAGAGGGTACAGAATATTCTTATCCATTAGAATTTGAGGGTAAACAACAATATTTCAGAAGAATAAATTCAGGTAATTCTGCAAGTAACTATTTTCAACAGGCTAATAGATGGAGTGTTGATGGTTCAGTATCACCTGGCCCAAAACGAACTTGGGAGTCTGAAAAGTTTATGACGAGTCTAATGGGTTCTGCATATAGTTTAAAGATGCCAAAGATAAACAGAAATGTTTTGAGGACAATGATTGGTCTACGAAAATATATCTGTGCTCAATTCAAACCAAATGTTGCTAAAGTTCTGTATGATAAGTTGGGTAGTAAAAGTATCTTAGACTTCTCAGCGGGTTGGGGTGATAGGTTGGCTGGATTCTATGCAAGTGAGACAGGTGAGTTTTATCTTGGGATAGACCCACGAAAAGAAAATCATCCAATTTATGAAAAACAGAAATGGTGGTATGATAAACACCGAACTATGTTTGAAGTTAACAAGAAGAGTCTATTGATACAATCACCCGCAGAGGATTTTGAATACAAAGAAAATATGTATGATACAGTCTTTACATCCCCACCGTATTTTAGTGTTGAAAGATATAGTTACGATGATACACAAAGTTGGGTTAGATATAAAGACATTGATGCATGGAATAAGATGTTCCTACAAACTACTTTAGAAAATCTATGGCCATCCGTCAAACGTGGTGGATACGTAATGATTAATATTAGTGACGTTTACACTAATTCAAAGTGGTCAACTGAAAGAGGTTGGTTAGAAATATGTAATCCGATGAATGATTTTATGGATACCTTTAAAGATTCAGAGTACAGAGGATGTATTGGTATGGAGTTAGCTAAACGACCTAATAGTGGTGGTGCAGGAACTGCAAAGTCTGATGGGTATACTGAAGAGGCTTTACAAAAAGCAAAAGAGACTAAGGATAAAGTATTTTGTGAACCTATTTGGGTATGGCAAAAGAAGTAAAAGAACTATTTAAAAAATTCTACGATATGGAACCATATCTTTTTATAGATGAAAAAGAATGGCAACATATTATTACTACCTATGAAAAAGACGATGTGGTAGACGAACTTGCTAAATGTTTACACACATATCCATGTCCGATACCAGAGATTACAGAGAAAGAATCACTCAGTAGTTTAAAGAAATTA